TGACGACCCACACAGCCCTAACCCCCATGCTTTCAATAGATTGCCCGAACGAAGAAATAAAAGCAATTCTTCATTCTCTTTACAGTAATGTTTTAAATCTTGAACACAATCTTTTTGGTTGGTGTCGCTCCATGTGTAAGTTTGGAGATTTTATTCTTTATATGGACATAGATGATCGTCTTGGGGTTAAGTCCATTATTCCATTGCCACTCAAAGAAGTGGAAAGAATGGAGGGAGAAGACCCATCAAACCCCAATTATGTCCAATATCAGTGGAATTCGGGGGGAATGACTTTCGAAAATTGGCAAATTGCACATTTTCGGGTTCTGGGAAATGATAAATACTCACCTTACGGTACATCAGTTCTAGAATCTGGTCGTCGCATCTGGCGACAGTTGGTTCTTATGGAAGACGCAATGATGGCTTATCGAATTGTCCGTTCAGCCGAACGCCGCGTTTTTTATATTGATGTTGGAAATATCGCCCCGCAAGATGTTGAAGCATTTGTTCAAAAAACGATTACCTCTATGAAGAGGAACCAAGTTGTTAACGCAGACACGGGAAGAGTTGATTTAAGATACAACCCTCTGTCTGTGGAAGAAGATTATTTTATTCCTGTACGTGGTGGGGAATCTTCAAAAATTGAAACACTCGCCGGAGGCCAGTTTACTGGCGATATCGATGATGTCAAGTATCTTAGAGATAAGATGTTTGCTGCTTTGAAGATTCCTACTGCATATTTATCGAGCGATTCGGAAGCAAACGAGGATAAAACAACTCTTGCACAAAAAGATGTCCGCTTCGCGCGAACGATTCAGAGACTCCAGCGCGCCGTTATTAGCGAATTAGAGAAAATTGGAATTGTCCACATGTATACCCTTGGATTTAGGGGTGATGATCTTGTTAGTTTCAGACTTAAACTAAATAATCCCTCGAAGATTGCAGAACTGCAAGAGCTTGAACACTGGAAAACTAAGTTTGACATTGCATCCGGAGCCACAGAGAACTTTTTTAGTCGTCGTTGGATCGCACAAAATCTTTTCAATCTTTCGGAAGAAGAATTTGTCAGAAACCAGAGAGAAATGTTTCATGACCGAACCTACGAAGCTGAGCTTAACGCCGCTGCCGAAAGCGCAGCCGAACAGGCCGCTGGTGGTATGGGCCCCCTCGCCGGAGATCTGGGGGGCGATGACCTCGGTGGAGACCTCGGGGGAGACCTTGGCGGAGACCTCGGGGGAGACCTCGGTGGAGACCTCGGGGGAGACCTTGGCGCTGAAGAACCAGCCGCCGAAGAGGGCCCCCTTTTGGCAGCGCCCGCGAAAAGAGATGATCGAGACCGCCGCCATACTAAGAAATCTTTAACCACCAAGGCTAAAGGAAAAAGATATGTCTCAAAGAAGCTTCGCGGAGGCGACGGTAGAAATGGCAGGGAACACAATTATACAGCCATGGCTATACCAAGGCCCTACGAGACCACCCCCGGATTATCCAATTTAATGGGTCTTTCTCGTGGGATTTACGAAGTTGAACAACCTATTTATAGCAAAGACAAAGAAGAGACTCTCTTGTTTGAGGTGAAAACAAAGGTTCGTGATTTAATTACAGAATTAGAAAATTCGGAGATTCAATTAGATGAAGATGAAACACAACAAAAAGCGTAATACAGCTTTTATTTTCGAAGTGTTAGTAAGAGAATTAACAAAAGCTATTGTCGCAAAGGATAATAAAAAGAAAAAGCTTATTGTAAAATTGGTAAGAGAAAATTTTAAAGGATCTTCGGCTCTAGCTAAGGACTTGGAGCTTTATAAAGCTGTCTTAGATACTCGTGATCTTGACAGACCTACTGCCGAAAAACTTATTTTTGAAGCGCGCATGCGAAAGAAAATTATTGATGAAAGGGAATTATTTGTAGAACAAACCGAAATAATTGATAAAATTAACAAATTAATTTCTTCAAATGTATTTTCTAATTTTATTCCGAATTATCGTGATATTGCAACAGTTTATCAAATTTTTGATTATCGAACAAAAACAAAACAAAGAGTTTTGATGGAAAGTCAAATTATTAATCGCATGATTTCCTCAAAGAATGACCCTCTTCCATCAATTAAACCAATTGATAATTTAACTTATAAAACTTTTGTTAATAAATTTAATGAGAAATATGGAAGCGAATTGCTTTCTGAACAAAAGAGTCTCTTAACCCACTACATTGGGTCATTCACAGATAATGGTTTAGAATTGAAGGTTTATTTAAATGAAGAAATTTCAAGATTAAAAAATAAACTTACTCAAGCAATGAATCTTCCGGAAATCAAAGAAGATTCCGAAATGTTCGATGGTACAAAAAAGGTTATGGAGATCCTCGACAATTGTTCTAAAAAGCCAATTGATAATGAGGTGGTCCAAGAAATTCTAAAAATCCAGAATTTAATTAAGGAAATTGAAAATTAATGATTTCAGTACAAGTCCATAAACAAAAAGAATTAATTCAGATTGAGTTAAAAGCTCGCAAATCTCTCGACGGCAATATCATGATTTTTGATCATCAAGAAATTGACATTGTTATTATGCCAGATAAAAATAAAGTTGTGAGTTTTGCAAAGAATGATTATTCAGAAGCAATTTATGAGGTTCAAAATAGACTTTTTGATTTCTTGAAAAGAAAGGGGATTGTCACATTTGATTCTATTCGGGGTGGAAATGTTTATGGGTCCTTGGAGGCTCTGATCGCCGAGTCCAAAGACGAAGAAATTAATACTCTTGATTATACAATTTATAATGTCTATAAATTTTTGAAAGAAGAAAAGCCATATTATGATTACATCGACGATTACGAACAAATGCTCGACGATTATTATGTGCATCCCACAGAAGAAGACTCGACGGAGTTGGGAGAGGTTCCCCAAGCAGCCGAAAAGGGTACTATTCGACCTGGCTATAACTATTCTCCATATTGGATGAGCTACATGCTCGAAGAATTGAAGAAGAGAAAATAGTGAAAATTATAAAAAGCCAATTACACCAGATTATCAAAGAAGAAATCTCAAAAGTCACAGATAGGGAGGATTAATGGGCCTCCCTTATTTCATATTAGCAGCCTATGGTCTAACTCAACTTATTTGCTACGGCAAGATTTTTAGTAAGATAAGACCAGATGGTTATTTTTGGACTTGTCCTATGTGCATGGGATTTTGGGTTGGTGTCTTTTTGTGCGGCGTTAATCCTTTGACAGAACTATTTACTTATGAACTTACACTCATGAATTATTTGATTTGTGGATGGATAAGTTCTGGAACTTCATATATACTGAACATGGTCTTTAGCGACTGTGGAATTAAAATAAATCACAAAGAAGGGGGTGATTAAAAAATGTCAAAAATGTTAAAAAGATGGATGATTCAGCCAGTACGACTTTGTAAAAACGGGTGTTGACTACTTTAAGGAATTAAAAAATGAGTAAAGTATTATTGCGAGAGTACTATGCCCTCTGTGAAGGGGGCATCTGCCAAGATCTTTTGACCGAGGCGGAAAAGAGAGATGTAACCGAAAACAATGCCATGTATCTAACTGGGCTTATGCAGCAGTGCGATATTCAAAATGGCAATGGAAGGGTATACCCTCAGAAAACTCTTATGCGAGAGGTTAAAAATTATCAAAAGCTCGTCAAAGAGCATCGGGCTCTTGGAGAATTAGATCATCCTGATGATTCAGTTATAAATTTAAGAAATGCGAGTCACATGGTCACTAATCTTTGGACAGATGGTCCAAAAGTTATGGGAACCGTTAAGGTCCTAGATACTCCATCAGGTGGAATTTTGCGTTCGCTTGTCACCTCGGGCGTTCAACTTGGCATTTCTTCACGCGGGCTTGGCTCTGTCAGCGAGAATATGCAAGGAACAGTGGTCGAGGACGATTTTCAGCTTATTTGCTTTGATTTCGTTTCAGAACCATCAACTCCAAACGCATTTATGAATTTGCAAGAGGGCAAAGAATTTAAAGAGCCAAACATTTTTACAAAAGCCGATAGAATTAATCGTGCTTTGAATGATATTCTAGGAAACAAATGAAAAAACAAGAACTACAAAAAATCCTAAAACCCCTTATTAAACAATGTATCAAAGAAGTTATCTTTGAGGAGGGTGTCCTATCAGGTCTCATCTCCGAGGTTGTTCGAGGCTTGGGACAGCAAACGATTGTTGAAGCGAAACAACATGTCGCACAACCCGAGCAACAGGACTTTTCAAGGCACCGCATCGAGCTTCAACAAGAAACCGTCGAGGCCATGAAAGAAAAGAAAAGAAAGTTAGAAGAATCCATGGGCGCAGGTTTCAAAGGAGTCTTCGATAATGTTAACCCCATCTCAAAAGCAGGCATCCCCGGAGAAAAAACAAGCAATAGCCCACTCTCCAACTATGCCCCAGATGATGCAGGAGTGGACATTAGCGGAATCATGGCAATCGGCGCCGGAAGTAATTGGAAAAACATGATTTAAGTAGAAAAGCTCACTATTTATATTTGAATAAGGAAAGTAATTATGAGTCTATTTAGGGCAGCACCCTTTGGAAATGCAGCCGTTAGTACAGTTATTGGAGAATTGCGAATCGCGGGAGCGCTCGTTGTTCCCCCGGGCGGGACGGTTACTGGACACAGCCACATTCTCGACACAAATACGAGTATCACTTATCTTAATACAACCGGCGCAGGAGCCGTCACCCTTGGATTACCCGCCCCAACTGCGGTCCCAGTAGGCTGGACAATGACTTTTAAAGATATTGGCCCAATGGGACTGGGCGATTCTGTGCGCATTCGAGGAGCAGCCGCAGGCCAAAATGTAGATGGATCGACATCTATTACCCTGAATGGACGATGGGAAACAGTTACCCTTAGAAGTACTGGTGTAATCGGCGTAAGCTGGTTAATTGTAGATTATTTTGATGGGATCCCACCGATATAATTCGATTTAAAAAGGAAGAAATAAGTGTCTAAAAAATCAGTACATGTTTCAGTCAAACCGCGAGGGAGAAATGACACTCCCCAGAGAATGATAAAGAGATTTCTAAAGAAAGTTAAAAAATTGAAAATTTTAGAAACTTATCGCGAGTCATTACGATATGAAAAACCCTCCGAGAAAAAAAGAAAACAAGAGAAGAAAAGAACTCAAGTCCTTAAAAAGTTAGCAGAGGAAAATAAAATAAAAGATAATTAAGTTTTCAAAACTATAAACTAATTATAAGATGAACAGGAGCTTAACACATGAGTCACAAAGCATTACCACATGCCACAATTTATCGGTACGCAGCCGGATTACAGAACGTCGGTTCTTATCAAGTCGGAGGTATACCCTATCTAACTGGAACTTTGGTGGACCCGGCCAATCCAAATTTGGGCGAAGTTAAAATCACCTTTCCCCTTGTAACTAAAAACGTTCTCGTTGTTAACACAAGCGGGAGTGTTCCCCTCCGAGTTCATTTTAATTCTGCTACGGATGGAAATGTAATTGGGGGACATCACTTTTTTACGTTGCAAACTATTAAAGATAGTATAACTTTTAATCAAAAATGTAAAGAAGTTTATATATCATTGGAAACAGCAGGATCGACAGGATCTTTTGAGTTGGTAGCAGATTTAACAGGGATCCAAGCTCATGAAATGTTTGCTTTAACTGGGGCAGGCCTTACGGATTGATTCATCATAATAAAAACGGTCATTTTGTGTTTTAAAAGACTATTTATTGATGAGTAAGTCTATAAGGGAATTTATTGATGTCTTCATTACTAGAACAAGCAATTATTGATGCTACAGCACTTAGAGAGGCAGCAGTTAAAAATGCTGAATCTGCAATCTTGGATAAATATTCAACGGATATACGTGAGGCTGTGGAATCTTTGTTGGAGCAAGATGAGGAATTAGAACTTGGGAGCGACGAAGATCTGGCGCTTGTTGGTTCTTCGGAATTAGAAGATGCTATCCCATTGGGCGCAGCATCTGATGCGGCGTTAGAAGAACAAGAAATTGTTATTGATTTCAAAGATCTTAAAGCCATGGCAGAACAATTAACCGACGCAGAAGAGAGCGCTGAAGGCGGAGATCCTATGGGCGAGCCTATACCTCATCCTCTTGGTCTTGATAATCAAGAAGTTGCGACTACCTCTCTTGAGGTTGCCCTGGAAGAAGAAATCGACTTAGACGATCTTGATGAAATTTTGGAAGAGCTTGTCGTTGATATTCATCCTCGAAAGAGTGGGTGGGCAGGCACCCCCGAAGACATTATGGTTTACAAAACAGAATTAGAACTTGCTCGGCGTTCTGGAACAGAAGCCAATAAGCAAGTAAAAGCATTGACCAAGGCTGGAGAAAGACTTTCCGAGGCGAATAAAGACCTCAAGGCAAAAAATGCCAAAATGTTGGAAGCACTTCAGATCTTGAAAGAAAATTTCAATAAAGTCAACCTCTCAAATGCGAGATTGGTTTATACGAATAGGGTTTTAACAGACAACTCCTTGAATGAGCGACAAAAAAAGAAAATTGTCGAAGCACTGTCCAAATCAGATTCAATTGAAGAAGCAAAGGTAATATTCGAAACTCTAAAAAGCGCTGTGGGAAGTGTGGCAGGTAAAGCACATCCACAATCACTCCGCGAGACCATCGAAAGACCCTCTGCCACTTTACCTAGAAGAGAAGCCAGAA